TTATGCCCGATTTTGCTCCATGCATCCGTTGCTGATGTACGTATTGGAATCGGTGTAGAGAATCCTTTATTCCAGTACTTTCTAAACCCGTTAATAACTCGTAACGTGGGAGGGATTTTTCCGTAGTTGGGATCGCGGCAACAAGATTCGGGGAGAGATTTAAGTATATGTATGACATGGAAATGATTCCTATTTGTTAATGATCCTTCCTCTACAACAGCGAAATATTTGTGATTTTCTTTACCACTTATTTTATTGAATTTATATATATAATCTCTAAATACAGTAGAACTTTTTTCCCATACTTTATTATAATGTTCAGGAGCCACTGTTAATGTATTCATCATAATATAATGATTTTTATATAATGCCTCTTTTAATGCCATTTTAAGCCGCCAATTTAGCTCTGCACAACGAGCTTTTGTTCCTTTTGACTCTAACTGTTCAAGAAATACTTTTTCCAACTCAGTAACTTTTGGAGGCATTACTATCCATTCTAATTTTGTAGAATTTTCCCAATGTTTTCTTATATCAAGTAGTTGATTTAATTCTTTTTTAATGAGTTGTATTTTTATATTAGTATTTATCAAGTAGTTATTAGCTAGATATTTTTGCATACGCTCTAAGCGATTAATTTCTTTTACTGCGTCTACAGGATAATAAGACTTTTCATTATAATGTAATTGTAATTGTAATTTGAATTTTTTTATACGATTTAGTATTGTTCTAGACCTCTTAACATTTGAGTCTAGACGAGTAACTATATTTAGATTTAGATTTTCTATCATCTGAATGTTTGACCAGCTTTTGGCCCATATCTTGGCCAATTTTGTATTTTACCTTTTGGATGTGGAGAAGATGTAACTCCTTTTCTTCCAAATCCTTTTTTACCTTTTGCAAGACCTCTTAGACCTAATAAGGTCATAATTGTACCTAGTATTCCTAATAATGGAGCACCTATTTTTCCAGCCGCAAGAGCCTCAGCATACTCAGATAATACACTCTGAATTTTTGCCTTAGCTTTAGTTTCAGGTAAACGAGCGATTTCATTATTTAACCTTGCCTTTATTAATTCACCTTCTTTTACTAAATTATTTTTTTGTTGAAATGCTACATCACCTTGAGCTTGTTTTAACCTAGCTTCATAAGATGTTAGATTACGTTGTAATGAATTTGTTATATTTAATTTTTCAGTTTCTGCACCTGTTCGTGCAGTACCTTGTTCAAGAGCTCTTATTTCAGGATGTAATTTTTGATATTTTATATTTACTTCTTCTATTTTTGGAGCAGTAGTTATACCTGCTGCCCTTTCTTGTGATCTAGCACCTGTAGCAGCAGTTTCACGAGCAGTTTTTTGTTGTATTGAAGCAGCACCACGTCCACCTTGGCCACCTGCACCAGCAGAAGATCCTAGTACTTCCCAAGGGTTAATTCTTCCTCCAAATCGTGCTTGTGTATATGCTCTATCTTGAATACCTCGTTCCATTGGACTTATTTGTTTCGGAGCGAACATTGAAGTTATTTTTGAATCTATAAATTTAGAACCTAATTTTTCTATAAAATCACCAGCGAATTGTTTACCTAATTGACCAACTTGAGAACCAAGACGATCAGCCATTGTAGGAATAGCAGTAGGTGCCTGAACTGTAGATTTATCTACACCACCAGCAAGATCATCTTTTCGTTCCTGTTCTTCCTGCTGAGCTCTTATTATATCGGCGGCATCATTACCTTTATCGCCGCCACCTCCAAAGAGACCACCAAGTAATCCCTTACCTGCACTACCTACAAAGCTAGAACCAACACCTAACAATGAAGATCCTAACATAGCAGATGTAATACCTAAAAAACTAAATCTCGGCTGTGAAGCCAAGAACACTTTTTTATATATAGAAAGCATATATTATTGAACTTATACCAATTATTATTAATGATATATTTAATACTTTCATCGTGCTGGATCAAATGTTATTAGATCCTCACCATACTTATGAAATGCAATATTAGCTCTTAATTGTGCCATTATCGCATCAGAACCGTCAATATTTCTAAAGAACCAGAATGCAGCAATATCAAAGAATGTTGAAGGTGCTGAACCACCATCTAATTGTGTAGATATAAAACTTGTATTACAAACATAATGATTTATTCCGCCACCATTCATGGCTACTTGTAACGGTAAAACAATAGGATTAGGAACATCAATATTTGCAGTAGCACTAGGAGCAGCCGCAAGACGACCTACAACCATATCAACAAGTAAATCTTTATCAGAATGGAACGTTACGGAAGCGGCTACAGAATACATATATTGATGCATTTCTTCTTCACCACCAGATAATTGAACACCAAAACCAGTTTGGCGTTGACTACTAAGAAATATTGAAGTATTACTAAAACATACATGTTCGCCTGCAAAATCAACACCAGATACTGTGTTAAGACTATACATGCCATATGAAGTAGTACTAACTAGATCAACAAGATCAAAGTCAGTCTTAGCATCAACTATTAATGGTTTATTATAATTTCCTAATTGCCAAGGGCCAATTCTATTTGGACGATACATAATTTTCCTTTAAGATTTGCGTTTAGTACCAGCAAAGATACTTGCTTTTGAATTTGGATAATGACGAATAGCTTCAACTTGAATTGACGCTTGCGCTTGCCAATGAGCTAAAGAAGTAGTTTGGAATATAGAATCATAATCAGCACCTGAATGATATATTGCTTTTGTATGAGTATTTAATACACCAGGCGATAAAAATGGAAATCCTTGTAAAGATTCATAATCGAAATGCACAGCATTTGGTTGATGTCTCCATTCTTCACCGAATGGTATTTCACCAAGAGTTGTAGCACCTGCAGGTGATGTATGCCAATCATTTAGATTTGTAGACGCTGGAGCAATAGCTGAATCCACATCATAATCAGCAGCAAAGTTTGCAAAGGTTTTAACACCTTTAGCTTGACGAATTTGTTCTCTAGATCCAATAGTTGGAAACCTTACAAGAACCATTAACCATACAGCACCATGCTCGGGAAAGAACTTACGTCTAAACCCGAATTGCTGATTACCAAGGGACTTACCGGAGAACGTCCCTAAAGAGGCGTCTCCTGTCCCGTTTACGTCATATCCACTAAGGGGCACGGACTGACGCATAACTAGCTGAGGACGCTCATCAGCGTCTATATTTACACTAGAACCATATGATGTACGCATTACATCGTTATAACGATTTGCAAAGCGATCTCGTTCTATTTCAGAACGGTAAGACATTTTTGTTTGTTCATAATCAATAATATCAAGAACAGTAACAGCAGCTACCTGACGATCAGCAGCAACTAGATCAGATACAATACCTGTATTCCACGGTTTTTTAAGTCTACAACATGAATACCCATAGAATTTTTGATTCATACCACCATCTATACGTGAGTTAGCAGCACTATGACCTGTAGGAAAACCTACATTTACATAAGCATCCTGAATTTCAGGAGTTAATTTTAAGAATCTAAAATACCGATTCCAAATACGGATATATCCAGTAGACAACCATGAAGATTGAGCAGCTGAAGCAGCTTCTAATACTTGACCTAAATATGATGTCCCTATAGGAGCAGTAGTCCCTAAAGATACAGCAGAATCAGGACCTGCTAATAACATTGTTTCCCAGTCATCCCCAAATATATGACGATGAGGAACATAGAAAGCGAAATAATCTACCTGAGCATCAACAGTTAGGGATCTCCTCAACGGAGATAAACGCATAAGGTTTGTCATTTGAACTGTTATAGAGTCCCCTCCGATAACAGGTATAACCGACAAAGTCTGCAACTGTCCAATTCGTCCGTCCATGAACGAATAATGGCCTAAATTGAACTTTTCGCGCTGCATAATTTTTCCTTTTAATATTCATTAGAATACGGTTCCACCGATATAATACTTTCCACCTGTTTTACGTCTACGTGGATTAGGCTTAGCCATTGTAGAACGCCTACCTCTTACTTTACTTTTTCGCCCGTACGATTGACGTCGATTCCTTGGCATTTTCAATATCTCCCATAACAGAGTTAATCGATCCATTTACACGTTGCTCAAATTGAGCACGTATAGCTGGTAAATCTATATCATTTGATAACTGTAAACATAAAGAAAATAATTGTTGTGAAGTTATAACTCCACCTAATTGTGCACTAGCATTTGATGGATTACCTAAGCTTTCTGATGTAAATCCACCTTCCATCCATCGACAAGCTACTAATATATTTGATGGGTGGACGAACATAATAATAGCTGCAGCAACATATTCAGCAGGAGTTTCTATCCGGGGTAAACCTAACGCATCAGTAGTACCATGCATTAATACCTCAAGCACCCGGGTAACTTGACCACGTTCGACATTTTGCCATGAAAAATCTTGTTGAACTAATTTTAAATCTTCAGGAAGCAGGTTTAATGAAGCTAATGATCCGTAAGCTGCACCCCTTGATAAAGTGAACATAGCACCTTTTATTACAGATAACTGAGCATTTATATAATTCATTTATTAAGCTCCTTTTTTACATCTACTAATTGAGATAATGCATTATTTATTACATTTTCCAGATAATTTTTATTATATTCTGTTATAAGCATTTTTGAATGATTTGATAATTTTATAATTACATTTAACTCTGTTATTACTGACTGAATTTGAGTTATTGAATTTGATGATAATAATTTAATCAATACGGTGTGCCCTTTAATTGCGTATTGGAAGGTATAATCTGACACGTTCCCAATACACTGTCAACAGTTATATCTAATATTCTCTGTATTTCAGAAATTACCGTGTTCTGTGATTTCTGAATCGGTATAGATCCAATGTTCTGCGATTGATACATCATCGGAGGAAAGGTCTTGATCCGCAAGCGCTGCATTATAGAAGGTTGAGCCTTTAGGGTCATAAGTTTCGAACTCTTTTTGTTGTTCTCTAACTTCATCAATATTTTTCGGTGGGCTTGGTTGATTAATAACATCGGTGGTACGACGTTGTTGTATATTACTAATACTTGCATTTTGGCTATTTGTATCAACTGATTTAATTGCATCTGATTCAATTGGTTGACCATCTTTTCTAGAACTGTCATCCCCAACTTGTGTGATTGTCTTATTCTCCATTTTTTACTCTCCTTTTGATTCATAGATTTTGTTACGTATTTTGAGACATAGTTAGCAACTTTATCTGCATTTCCCGAAGGGATCGGATTGATTGTATTTCCGACTTGAACGGAAGGCCACTTATGCCCGATTTTGCTCCATGCATCCGTTGCTGATGTACGTATTGGAATCGGTGTAGAGAATCCTTTATTCCAGTACTTTCTAAACCCGTTAATAACTCGTAACGTGGGAGGGATTTTTCCGTAGTTGGGATCGCGGCAACAA